ACAGCTCCGTCATGCTCGCGGGCATCTCGGCGCAGGTGCTCCCGGACAACACGACAGCAGTTCCGCTGCGGCATGGCGTCATAGACGTCAGCTACAGATAACAACAGAAAGGAGACCCCAAACATGGCTAATTTTGACGGAATCAGAGGCCAGAAGATCATCTACCTCTTCCGGAAATACAGCGAGCGCACCACCACGGCCGGTCTGAACGTGGCCTACGTGAGCGATAACAGTAAGAGCATTAGCTCCAACGCTGACACCGTCGCCACGAAGGATGGCAACTTCAGCCCTGGCCAGTCCCCGGAAATCACGCTGAGCGCTTCCGCTTACGTGAAGAAGGGCGACGAGCTGGTCGACAAGCTGAAGTCCGCCCTGCTCAACTCCGAGATGCTGGAAATCTGGGAGGCCAATCTGGACGAGGCCGGAACCACCTCCGGCAAGTACAAGGGCACCTACTACCAGGGCTACATCACCGGCCTGACCCTCAGCTCTACCGCGGAGGAGTGGGCCAGCTATGACCTCGAGTTCACGATTAACGGCAAGGGCGCAGACGGCGACGTCACCGTGCCGGCATCCATCGTGGAGGAGTCCGACTACGTCTTCGCAGACTCTGTGCAGGCGCAGCAGTAATTAACCGACACACACGGGCGCGGCGGCTGTGATAACCGCCGCGCTTTTTTTGAATCTGCACGACAAAGGAGGCAGACATGATCATTAAAATCAACGGCAAAGACCATGAATTCAAGCCTGGCATCCGCTTTGTGAACGAGGTCGACAAGACCTTCGCTGGCGCGAACGCTCAATACGGCGCGGGGATGGTGTATCTCCTGCCCCGGCTACTGGACTTCAACGTGCCATCACTGGCGAAGATGCTCTACCTCGGCACTTGCACAGAGAAGAACCGCCCGAAGGAGGACGACGTCAACACCTACGTGGAAGAGGTGGAAGACATCGAGGCCCTGTTCCAGGAGGCACTGGAAACATTAAAAAATGCGAATGCTACGAAGTTACAAGTCAAAAAGCTGCTGGAGCTCTACGAGAATCTCAAACAGCCCGACCAGAAGGCCAAACAGCCGACGGACACCGCCGACTGACGTCCGACGAGGAACTCGAAGAGCGCATACTTCGTAGCATACGCAGCTTTGGCATGAAGGATGTAACCGCCATTGAGGAGCTGACCCCCCGGGAGTTCCGGTTGCTTAGCATCGGACACTCTCTCCGGGAGCTCGACGAGCTGGAGGAGCTCCACCTTGCCGCCTGGCTCGGCGTCGTCGTAGACAGCACCGAGGGGAGCGGCAAGAACCGGCGGCGTAAATACAAGCGCTTCGGGCAATTCTTCGACAAGGAGAAAGCCGAGGCGGACATTAGGAAACAGACAACAATCGGCAGGGGAGAGACAGCGGCACGGGCGTCTCGACTGGCACGGCTGGCCGAATACCACAACCAAAAGAAAGGAGGAGAGAACAACGGCTGATAATATTAGCGTAAGACTATCGGCGGAAGGAGCCGGCAGTTTTAACCAGAGCTTTGAAGAAGCGGCGCAGCGCGTCCGCGACCTGACGGAAGCGGGCGAACAGTCTCAGCATTCACTCTCCGGATTCTCGGCGGTGTTCTCCGTCGTGCAGAGGGCCGTCCAGGTGGGAATGACCGCCATCGAGAACAGCACGCGGGCCGCAGTCCAGCAGATGGACACCATGCGGAACTTCCCGAAGATCATGGAGCAGATGGGCTTCTCGGCGGAGAACGTGGCGGAGAATGTCGACAAGATGCAGACCGCCATCGAGGCACTGCCGACGACCATCGACGAGATGGTAAGCTCGGCCCGGAACATCGCATTCATGACGAAGGACATGGACAAGGCGACGGACATCGCCATCGCCATGAACAACGCATTTTACGCGTCCGGCTCCGGAGCTGCGGACGCCTCCCGAGGCCTGCAGCAGTTCAATCAGATGATGGCCGCGGGGCGCGTGGATATGCAGTCCTGGCGGACGCTCCTGGAGACCATGCCGCTGGCCCTCGACAAGGTGGCCGAGTCCTTCGGCTACGCCGGGGCCTCTGCAAAGAATGACCTCTATGCAGCACTGCAGGACGGCTCCATCACCTTCGAGCAGTTCGCCGACCGGATCGTAGACCTTAACGAGGCAACCGACGACTTCGTGGGCTTTGCTGAGCTCGCCAAGACGGCCACAGGCGGCCTGCAGACAGCGATGCAGAACCTCGGCAATGCCATCGTCCGGGGCGTCGCTGACAGCCTCACAGAGGTCGACAGAGCGCTCGAGAAAAACAACCTGCCCACGATGGCGGGCATGGTCGACAAGGCCCGGGAGGCCGTCAGCAAGGCCTTCACAAAAATAGCCCAGACCATCGGCAAGATGGTGGACGCAGGCGCCAAGGCCTACAAGGCGATCAAGCCTTACTTCCCGGCCATCAAGGCGGCACTGTCCACCGTTCTGGCCGGGTTCCTGGCATTTAAAATCGTTCCGGCGGTCATGGAAGGCGTGCGGGCCATTATGGACAAAGTAAAGAGCTCCGTCAACGGGCTCATGGCGGCCTTTGAGGCGAATCCCATCGGGATGTTCGTCGGCGCCGTGGCGGGCCTTGTGAGCGCGTTCCTGGCACTCCGCCACGCCACGCAGGAGGCCATCTGGAGCACGGAAGCCTTCGCGGCCAACAAGGAGATGGCGGAGACCGCGGCTCAGACGGCCAACAGCTACCAGCAGCTCGCACAGGAGCACCGGGACACCCTCGCGACCCTCAGCACGGAGAGCGGCAGGGTGGACGAGCTCGTCTCCCGGTATGACAAGCTGACGAGTCAGACCTTCCGGAGCGCGGCGGAGAAGCGGGAACTCGCGGACATTGTCTCCGAGCTTAATGCCATCTACCCCGACCTTAACGCCTCTTATGACATGGAGAATGACCGGCTCTCCGAGGGCAATGACCTGATAAGGTCGAAGATCCGGCTGTCCCAGAACGAGAAGAAGATGACAGCCATCGAGGAGGCCATCTCCGATGCCGTAGACGCCCAGACCGAGGCCCGGACGCACCTGTCCGCAGCCATCGCGGAGAACGAGAGGGCCCAGGAGGCCTACCGACTGGAAGCTCAGGCGGCCCAGGGTTCCGGGATGTACGGCGAGTACTACTACGCCGCAGCCGAGGCCGCGAAGAACGCACAGCAGGCAGTAGACGACTACACAAGTACAGAGGCGGCCGCCACGGCGGAGCTGCAGAGTCTCTACGACCAGAAGCGGGCGATGCAGGCCGAATACGAGGAGGCAGTCCTCACGGCCTACGCCAGTCAGCAGGCGGCCCTCAACGCGGCTCTGGCAAATCAGACACTGACCCTCGACATGCTCACTGAGGAGAACCAGCAGACCGTGGAGGAGCTGCGCGGCATCTGGACGGGATACAAGGAGGAGGCGCAGAACCTCTTCAGCACCCTCTCGAATGACGTGGAGATGAGCGTAGCCCAGATGCAGGCCAACCTGGACAAGAACCAGGCGGTTATCTCCCAGTGGGGCGCAGATATGGAATCTCTGCGGACTCGGTTCGAGGGGATGAACCTCGACCAGGCATTACTCGACCAGCTCGCGAACATCGGTCCGGAAGGCGCCGGATATGTGAGAGCACTGGCCACGGCGTCCGACACCGAACTGGCCAACCTGGCCACCACCTACGCCCAGGGCGGCGACACGGCCACCCAGGCGCTCCTGAAGGCGTTTGACATTGCGGACATAGATCCGTCGGTACTCAATCTCGTCACGAGGACGGAGGACAGCCTGAGAACACGCGTCCAGAATACAGACTGGGCAAGCATAGGCCACGACATCGACGCCGGCATGGCGGGCGGCATTGATAAATACGCCTACCTCGTCGAGCAGGCATCCATGCGCCTGGCGAACATCCCGAACAGCGTCATAAGAGCCGAGAACGCCATGCACAGCCCCTCGAAGCTTATGGCCAAGCTCGGCGGTTACATCGGCGAGGGCTTCGCCCAGGGCATCGAGAAGACCCAGAAGCTGGTCGCCACCGCCGCCACGGACATGGCCAACGTGGCGCAGTACATCCGCTTCCCGGAATCCGTCACGGGCTCCTACAAGGGCGCGGCGGCGGCATGGAGGCATACCGGCGGTTCCGGAATGCAGGAGCTGGCGGCGGCACTGGACTCCCGACCCATCGTGGTGCAGACTTCCGTGCAGCTTGACGGGCGAGAACTGGCCAAGGCCGGCACGCCCTACATCACCGAAGAACAGAATCAGCAGGCCATCTTCGCGGCGCTGCGGAAAGGAGAGCGGGCATCATGAGTATGTACGATTTCCACGATACGACAATAGCGACAGACCTCACGCCGGAACCCTTACCGGCGGAGGCTCTGCAGATCAACGGCATCTGGCTCGACCGGCTGCTGCCGGAGTTCCGGACGCTCTACGTCTCCGGGCGGGAGCTGCTGCCGCGGAACCTGACCACTCAGCAGATGGGCGCCCTCTACGGCTCCTCGCCGCTTTATAGCCGATTCCCGGAGCGCACAATTACCGTGGGCTTCGCCCTCCTGGCGGATTCCCCTGAGCGGTTCCGGGAGGCTTTCAACGAGCTGCAGCGCCACACGCACGAGGAGGCCGCACGGCTCGTCTTTAATGACGAGGCAGACAAATACTTCACCGGCACTCTGACGGCCATCACGCAGCCGGAACCGGGCTCTGACCGGGTAGTGGGAGAAATGATTTTCACCTGCCCCGACCCGAGGAAACGGGCGCTCTATCCGGTGGAGGTCTACGGCGAGCTCTACGAGAGCGGTAGCCAGGTGCTGCAGCTTTACAACTCCGGGAACATCCCGGCACCGGTCACCTATGAGGTGCTGATGAACAGCGAGAACGGCTTCGTCGGCTTCTCCGACGGCGCGAAAAGTCTGCAGTTCGGCTACGCCGACGAGGTAGACGGCGGCATGGTGGAGGAATCCGAAGTCCTCTTCACGCTTAACGGCGCGGACTTCTTCAACAACTCCCAGCTCACCATAAGCGACACCGACCTTGCCGGCAACTCTGACTTCACGCAGGTGGCCACGTGCACCCACACGACCGACTGGAGCCTGGCGCCTGGCGATTGGCTCGCACCCCGGAGCCTCATCAACAACTCCGGCGGCTGGGGCGTGGCGCTTAAGACCGTGACAATCCCGCCAGACTCTCAGAGCGAGACCGGGGCGGCCAACTTCGAGCTCTCCTGCGTGGGCATCTTCGAGGGCACCGCGCCGAAGACCGGCGTCATGCGCGTCAGCGTGACCGCAGGCAGCACGATGCTCGCCTACGTACACATAGTCACCAACGTGAGGACAAGCACGAACGCGACCGTCTACATGGGTGCAGGCGGGCAGCGCAAGCAGTTCGCCACCAACACACTCTACGAGGGCCCCTCCGGGAGAGGGAAGAACTGCCGGATCATCATCCGGAAGAGCGGGAGCACCATCTACATCGCCTACGGGCCGTTCTCGACCACCTTCGAGGTGCCGAGCGTGGCCACGACCAAGGTCACGAAGGCGACCGTGTGCTTCGGCCAGTGGCACGCCCTCACCGAGCAGATGAGCTTCATGGGCATCCGGGACTTTTCCTTCCGGAAGGACTACGTGGAGAGGTACGTGGACATCCCGAACAGGTACCAGCCCGGCGACCTCATGGAGGTCAACGGCTCAGAAGGCCGGATGTACTTGAACGGCCAGCCGGACGCGGACGACGAGATCATCGGCTCCGAGTACTTCCCGGCGCAGCCTGGAATGAATCAGATAACCGTCACGAACTCGCTCTGGGCTGACCAGGGCGTCACCGTCAAGGCGATAAT